TAATTTCTAAATTCTTTAAATCTCTAACTATAGCTTGGTGTGTAGTGCCAACTATACTTTCAACTGGTTTATCAAACAAAAGTCCTAGCTCTTTTACTTCTTTGAGGTTCGTGAAGATAAGCCCAAGTAACGCAAGAAGCTTTTTATGCGTTTCTTTACTTTTTTGTTTTGATTCAGATATTTTACCACGAAGTTCATAGGGTATATCTCCTTGTTTGATAGCATATCCATTTAGAACTTTATTATATTTAGCTCCAATGGATTGCATCTCTTTGCTTATCTTGGAATTAAATTTTCCGTAGAAAACCGTTCCATTGTAATGTATTTCACCTGTCTCTAAAGCTTCAGTAATAGCAGAATATGAAATACCAATGTAATTCTGCCTAGAAATATCTAAATCTATTAAATTGTAAATAGGCTGATATACCACATCAATGAACCAATAACGCAGTTCCTTTTCTATTGGAACAGCATCGCTATCCCTTGGTATTATCGGTTGGAGGGCTATCTGCATCAAGCTGAGGCAAGAAGTTTTTTCTTGGCTTTTTCTGATCCGGCCTTTTTAGCAAAATCTTTTTCAGCACTTGCTTTGGGATTTTTATCTTTTTTGGCTTCAGAGGATTCTTGGTTTACGATTGGATCAACATCTCTTTCACCACGTAAAACTTCGGTGTCAACAGAAAGCAGTCCTTCCTTCTTAAGTTCGATGCTAGCTTCTTGTGCAGTCTCAAGACCATTCTGGAAGCGTTCCATAATGCGTTGCTGCTTTTTAACTTTAACATCTTCAGCTTCGTTACCAGTAAGAACACGTAGTGGTTGCCATTCAATGTCTACATCTTCTGGCATAAAACCAAACAACTGCTGACAACGTAATTCTACTACGTCTAAAATAGCAGGCTCTAATTCTTCACGTAATGCTTCTACTGTGGAGTTGTAATTTTCTAAAGCGTCTTCGCCTGAACTGAAACCACCAGCCGATTCGCCAAATAATTTGTTCTTAGGTATTTTGAGTGCTGCGCACAGATTCAAGCGAAGTTGTTCCCAGACACTTGCGAGTCCAGTAAATATAGCACCAAGGTTCTTTTGATCGTAATCATCTTCACGATCCATAACAATGGCGTTTTGGAAATTCTTCATCTGATTGGACAGAGTGATAGCTTGCTGAACACGAGCGGTAGTATTGCTACTAGCCAATGCGGTGTTAAACCCTTTCATCTTCCAAACATCGATTTTAGCTTCATCGAGTAATTCAAATATAAGATTCTCAAACTTTAAAAATGAATTGATAGAACGAATACATTGTTCAATTTCACTCATACCCCAACCTTGTAAACGTAAACGTATATAAGATGGAGCTTCAGCCCACAAGAACTTAACTACACGAGAAGCATGAAGTGGATAACCATAGTAATTGTATGGTACACCATTCTTGTAATCAAAAATGTTTAAATTAGATAATACTAGCTCCCAACGATCTGCTGGAATAAATACTAGCGGTGAATCTTCCTTAATAGCTTCTATATCTAATTCTTTTTGAAAGTCTTGATCTGTATTAATAACAAGGCCAGATCCACCATACAATCTACCCCAGTAAGCAAGATGCTTAAGTGCAGACATATCAGAACGAGCGAGATTAGCACACGCATTATAATTTACCCATCCACCAATCGTCTTAGCGATTTTCCGCATATCATTCTGACTGCGGTTGCGACTCATAACACGATTAAGCTTTAATACTTCATCTTCGCTTAATTCTGGAGTTTTAATTGTAAATCCACCTCTAAATGCATCATCTACTGGTTGGCAAGTAACTGTACGAAACAGTCCCTGCGTCATATAAGAATATGATAAGAGAATACGATTTAGAGAAAGTGGTACGTAGGCATTAGCATTAGCTAATGTAGCTACTTGAGATAATTGATTGGTTCCATATGGATAACCTGCAAACTCACCTTGAAATGTTAATCCATTGATTAACGAACTCATTCCCTGCCCACCAGCATTGTTTATACGCTCAATATTATCTTGTTCTTTTTTGATGGAATTGAGTTCATCTGTAAATTGCCTAACGATGTCTTGACCAATATCTGGTAAAGAATTGATACGGGATTCAGCAGTAGGATTACCAGAAGAATCTAAAACAGAAGTTAGGCGTTCGCGCATAAAGAGATCACGTTAATCTGTGATTGACCTTTGGTTAATTTGAAGCAAGAAAAAGATATGACTATCCCACATGATAAAATACTAGGTAAACATACACCAGAAGCTGAAAGAGACCCAAAACTCGTATTTATAGGGGTTCCTATGAGTGGAGAATTAAGATGGGAAACTGCCCAGATTCTTTCATATCTCAGTCAAAATGAGGTAGCTGGATACAAGTTTGTGGTACGTAAATTAGGCGGTTTTGGCGTGGCTAAAGCTAGAAATGTACTCCTATGGTTAGCTAGACAGACTAAGGCTAGTAAAGTTCTATGGATTGACTCCGATATTAACTGTGGACCAGCCCAAATTGAACGTATTTTATCACATGACGTAGATTTAGTAGGCGGTGCATATCCTAAAAAACAAATACCACTAACTTGGGTGGGAGAGCAAATACCTGGTGATTATATGGGCGATTTAGCCCCTATGTTGCATTTAGGTACTGGATTCTTGCTACATACTATGAAAATGATTGATGAAATCATTATCAACAATCCATCCATTGCCTACCATTCAGACGAAGATTATGGAGACTTTGTCAAAAACGATATATTCCATGATGTATTCTCAATGGGTGTTGTAGATGACAAATGGTGGAATACGACCTACCCACGTTATATCACTGAAGACTATTACTTGTCCTATCGCTGGAGAAAACTAGGTGGACAAGCATGGTTAGACACAAAGTGCCAATGCGGTCATATTGGATATGCCGATTACTTAAAGCTTAATGGTCAGTTAATGGATTTAACTGAACGATTAAACGATGCCAATTTAAAGCTCCAAATGGCCCTCCATAAGGAGCGTATTGGCGATAATTAAGCCTGTGCAGTTACTGATATGTGACTTGCAGGTGGTGTAACCTGTGTCGCATACGGATTAGTTACTGTGGAATATTCAACTGGTGTAATTACAAACTCACCAGGTATATTTTTACGATTATCTCCAAAATGAATATTATATTGGAAATAAGCATAGGTAGCTGCTTCTGGGTGTATATTTGTACTTAAGCTTGTATTCTTAGACCAAATCGTGGTTGCGTCTGCATACCATCCACGAACGAAGATAGGCCCTCCATTAGGATTGGTGCAGTTATTAAAACTAATACCACGAGTCTTAGGACGTACAATTTGATCGTAGATTGTATAGTCACCTAACAATACATCGTTAATCTGGCAGTAGTTAAACTCTACATTCCAAACACCAGCTTTAAAACCAGCATCGCACATCTGACTTAAATCTGTAAAAGCATTGGTAACACGTTTACGAGCAACGCCAGTGTTAACCCACTTACAGTTGTTAAAGATTACATTACCACCTCTAACTTGGTCATACGCTCGCTCAATACCGTCTTTAAAAGTGCAGTTATTGAATACTACGGTGTTGACCACAATGGGAGTACAGCCATCCGTTGCGAGACTGGCGGTTGCTTTAAATCCCCAATGTACTGTGCCACCATCAAACGTACAATTATCAAACTCAGCAGGACAATTATCGCCATTAAGTGTGAATACTGACTGACCATCTGTTTTATGCGTTGATGAATCTGGATCATAGCTATGATTAACGTCGTATGTTTGATTTGAGTATGTGTTCATAATTTATTAATTTAGCCATGAGAGGCTCGAACTCTCATCTTCAGACATTGTGTAGAGCGACTACGCCAATGCAGTATTATTCATACTCCTGAGATACTATCCTTTGTACGAATGACTAGATCAAACCAACACTTTCTTTGCTACGTTTGTCTTGCAACACATAAGCAGAGAAAGACCTAATCCTAAAAGGATCGAATTTAGCCTTTTTAATATCTCTATACACCTTATTTCGAGTTATGCCTTTGGCCTTAGCTATATCTAAAACCGTAAAAGATATATGTTTTGATCTCATAAAACATCAAGAATTGATAATCCACTTCCTAGTAATTGACTAATACCATCACTAAATGCGTCTACTTGGTCGTCATGCTCATGGGTGTCATCCTGCGTAAATGCCGACAACTCCATAAGAAACTCTGGTATCCAAGGTGCGTCTTCTTCTTTTGGTATAAACACCATGCCAGAGTCTACAAATGGTAAAACATCGTTAATACGGCTACCTTTATCCTTAACACGAGTAATACCTTCAGTTGGTATACCAAGTTCACCTAAAGCCTGCATAATACCTGGACCAGAGCCTGCCTCTTCTATGATAAATCGACTAACTGGAAACTCAGCCTGTTCTTGGCAATGTTTCTTATAGAATACAGCAGCAACACGTACAAACTCTGGAAGTGTCCATTTTCCCCTTACTTGGTCGAGCAAATAGGCTTTTTGGTTAAACTTAGCCCAGCATTGTATCACATAGTAGTCATTGCCCTGACCTTTCTTAATAGCCGTATCGCACGTTAGTATTTTATCTTCCCAGTTGTATAGCTTACCATCATGCTTACGAAGTGACTCAATTTGAATAAGGTTACCGCCAAGAGCTATAGGCTCCTGTTGGTACTGCGAAGCGAGTACATACCTACCTATACGTGTCTTTTTTAGCCCAAGTAGGGTTTCAGTAGATATGGTTTCTGGTATGATGGATTCATCATTGACCAAAGCAGGAAATTTTAACAAAAGACACTGGTCTGGGTAGTTCTTTAACAAATAGCCACAAAGGTCATCTGGACTTAGCCTTTGAGCGTTTAAAATTATAGGACAATACTCGTCAGAATTGCGACGTGACTTAAGGGTGGTTTCTACCCATTGGCGTACCTTACCTGATTCTACTTTACTCAAAGCCTCATCTGGCTTCGCAGGATCATCTATACCTATAACACCCCCAGCAACTCGTTTTAAACCAGCCCCCTTACCCGTAAGAGAGCCACTAGCACCTTCAGCAAAGGCCATACCGTTAAATCTAGTAATAAGCCTATCTGCCCTTTGCCCATCCAACAAATCCCCGTATAACGAACGAAACCATGGTTCCCGTAGGGTTCTAGCAACATATGCAAGCGACTGTTCAGCCAAATCTCCAGAATAACTTGTATGAATCATCATAGAGTCTGGAAAATACGCCAACCCCCAACAATAGAGAGCTTCAAGGATCTTAGTCTTACCAGTACGAGGTGGCATATTAACTACCACATACTGTATCCCTTTTGGTAACTGCCCTAAATATGCCTGTTCCAATGTATCACATATCGTCCTATGGAACCCCTTAAGTGGTAACTCTATCCTATTCTCTGGTATAAACAACTCGCTGAAAAACTCATAAAAGCTTATACATTCGTTACTTGGGATATAAATCTCCTCACTTGTTTCTGTTATATCTGTATAGGTGGTCATTGTATGGTACCTTAATTTATGGTACCTAAGTTTATGGTACCAAAAAACTTATATTATAGTATCTTGAAGAAAAGGGGACCCAAATCTAGGACGCAGCAGAGACTTGATTGATTTCTGGGTAAGCTTGGACCCCCCTACAAACATGGTTTTAATAGGTGAGCGTGTTGATTAGTGCCAGGCCAGCTAATAGGTGAGCGTGTTTACCTATTAGGACCAGATTGCACAAGACATGGCGTGTCTTGGTTATTTGTTTATGTAAGTTAAAGCTATTTTTGCTTTGGAGTGGATTGATGGAGTGACTAGCCTAGCTATTCTTGATTCAGCTAGTGATTGTACTATGCTTCTTAAATAATCCCTCTCTTGAGCTAAGGCTAGGTGCATTAGTCGTAACTCATCTAATGCTTTGTTGCGTTTATTTTTGGTTGTCATTGGTTTGCGTTGTTTTTTCATTGTCATAAACAAAAGCTTCTATTTCAATCAATGGTAACGATTCGTTCTTTCCTTCCCCCTTAAAGGTAGAGACGAGAGAGGCTTGTTCACTCCCTTTTGAGATAGTTTCAGCTTTTGGGGGTCTAACGTCTTCTACAGTTTCATTAGCTTTTCTTAACTCTCTTGCTTGTCTAAGAGCATTTATCTTATCTTTGATGCTCATCTTAGGGTTAGCTGAGAAAGTGGCATTTACTTCTATTTTTTGGTTATTTGTACCATCCATTTTATTGTAAACGTCAATGCATCTTATTCTAGTATCTGGCGAATTATTCTCGTCTGTAGCTATGTTTGCGAGGATTTGGAATCTTTCAGCTAGGGATAATCCAGCTTTCTTTTCGGCTTTTTTTGTTTGAGTTCTAAGGTAGCTCTGAATTTGGGGTGAGTTGAAGATTTTTTGTCCAGCACTTCGAGCTAGTACTATCTTGTAATCACTAGGTTTCTTGTACGCTAATATATAGGCATTAGCTTGTGTTTTACCTTCTAAGATATGATTAGCAAAAGCTAACTGTTTAGGTGATAATCCTTTATCTTTAGGTGAAGGTTGTAAAGTTTCCATTGGTGTGGTGAAGACAAGCGACGTCTTAATCATAACATTAACTTGGTTGCAAGGTTATAATATAAAATAATTATATAATAAATGTACAATATACTTGTAATTTAATTATAGGTTAATAAATTTAGTACTATGAAACGCAAAACTAACAAAACAAAACTTATTAATATTAACAGTATGAACTTTGATTTAGAACTAGCATTAATGAAGGCTAATCTAGAATACACCAAGAAAGTTTTAAATTATTTTAAAAGTAAAAACTAATAACATGAATAAGAAAAACAAAACCAAGGTTTCAGACATTCTCTTAGGTATCGTGATGTATACGATTATCTTTGCTTTTGCTTACTACTTCTTCGATCAACTTTTTTTTAACTAATAATTCTAATTAAATATGAAACTATTAACAGATGCTAACGCAAAAACAGTCAAAGGTGAGAAATTTGGTATTTATACAGTTATCCTCTATTTAGCACCTTCGAGGGAAAGTGGAGTCATCAATACTTGTAAGTTTGCTGACTCGTGTGCGAGTGTATGTCTTTATAAAAGTGGGCGTGGAAACATGCCAAGTGTGATTAAATCTAGAGTTAGAAAGACTATAGAATTTGCACACAATCCTAAGTTATTTATTGAAAATTTAGCTAGTGATATTGAGGAGGCACAAGTAGTAGCTAATAATAGAGGTTTAAAACTAGCTATTCGTTTAAATGGTACTTCAGATTTACCTTGGGAATCGCTTGGAGGTTTTTTAAAAGTCAATTTGATGGAAAGATTTCCTAGTGTTATTTTCTATGACTAC